ACCCTTCAAGAATGGGGATCTATTCGTACACGCTAGCCAAGCTGCTCTGATCGATGATGAATACCGTAAGTACCGCCCCGGAGCCAAGAAACGCGACGTTTTGGACGCCCTCGCCTACGCTGTCGAAGTCTGCCCCAAACCGCACATGCGTGACGGCGCAAGCGCCAAGCAACGCAGTAAGCAGCAGCTAGAGAGTTTCCGGCATCGCTACAAGAGCCGCTACGCCAAAGCAGGAGTCTAGTCATGCCTCTGACAGCCAAGGGCAAGAAAATCCTTGCCTCCATGAAGAAGCAGTACGGAGCCAAGAAGGGCAAAGAGGTATTCTATGCCTCAATCAACAAGGGCAAAGTAACCGGCGCGGAACATAAGAAGCGCAAGCGTAAGGGGAAAAAGTAGATGGCCGACGAATATTACGCTTGTCGACCTTGCTACGCTTGTCTAGGTTCTAATGCGGTTTGCGCGTGTACTCGCTGCTGTGACCAAGCTTCGAGACACTCTGAAGAAGAGCGAAGACAGGCGAAAGAGTATCTTGAAAGTTTACCGAGTGGATCATGTTTCAGTTGGCCCCCACAGGAGGTGCAACATCGCTGACCGCGTAAAATGGAGTCCGGGCAAAAAGAACGAGTTCCGGCTCTTCATGCGTCAAGAACTGGACCGTGTCATCTCCCAGCGTGCCGACCTCGAACGTGTCTGGCGTCAGCGCTTGGAGACCTACCGGGCCAAGAAAGAGGACGCCGTAGCCCACTACCCGTTCGAGGGCGCGTCCAGCATAACCTACCCGCTGGCAGCCATGACGCTGGACCCGATCCTGGCCCGCTACATGACCTCGATCCACGCGACCGACAACCTCTGGAGCCTCAAGGCGTTAAACGAGAAGTGGATCGATCTAGCCAAGCCCCTCCAAGACTACCTCCAGTGGCTGGACCTGAACATCCTGAAGATGCGGCTCGTCAACCAACGCGCCTTCCTCGAAATGCTCAAGCTCGGCACCGCCGTCTACAAGGTCGGCTGGCGCTACGAACGCCGCAACATCTACGGCTACGACCAGAACAAGAACCGGGTCCGCAAGGTCCAGATCATCGACAAGCCCTTCGTGGACCACGTCCTCCTGAACAACTTCTTCATCCCCTCGGAGGCCCGTTCCCATCTGCCCGACGAGCAGGGCGGCGCACACTGGGTAGCCGAACGCCACCGGATGCGGCCCCAGGAACTCGAATCCATGGCCAAGGGCCAGGAACCCTTCCTACCCAATTTCGACCCGAACGAAACCCAAAAGGCCATAGACAACCAGAAGGTAGAACTCAATGAGTTCGACCGCAAGGTCATCGACCTGGAGGACCGGGACGCCACGCTCACCAAGCTGCTGGGCCGTCCCATCGACATCTGGGAGGTCCACGCCCGTTGGGACACGACCGGCAACGGCAACGAAGAGGACATCGTAGTCTACTTCCACCGTGAGAGCCACGCCATCCTCCGTGCGACCTACGAGCCGCTCCACCAGCGGCCCTACAGCGTTATCCGCTACTTCCCGGCAGACGGCTTCTACGGGATAGGCGTAGTCGAGCAGGCCGAGGTCCACCAGGACGCCCTGAGCGACATCCTCAACTTCAACATCGACAAGATCATGCTCTCGAACACGCCGATGCTGGCCGTGGCCGAGGGCGCTAACGTCGTACCCGACGAGCCGATCTTCCCCGGCAAGCAGTGGCATCTAGCCGACCCCAAGAACGACATCAATCCCTTCTTCATGGTCGCGCCGGGCAGCTTCGACGTACAGAACCTGATCAACTTCCTGCATGAGACCTCGGAGCGCCGGACCGGAGTCACCGAACTCCAGATGGGCTCGATCACCGGCCTCCCCAGCCGGACACCGGCCCAGACAGTCCAGAGCCTCCTAGCCCAGGGCAATACCAGATTCGACATGTCCATGCAGGATCTCCGCTTCGGTGGCCTTTCGGAAGTGGGTCAGCGCGTTCTCCAGAACCTGCAGATCCAAACCCTCGACCTCGTGAACAACCCCGAGGCCCAAGCCTACACCGAACTGGCAGTCCAGGTGCTAGGCGAGCCGGAAGGCCGCTACGTCGCCCAGACCCTCTCTATCCCCTTCGAGTCCATCGACTTAGGCATCGGCGTCCAGCTCACCGCGACCAGCGGAGCCAACAACAAGGAACTGATGAAGCAGTCCAACTTGGCCCTGCTCCAGATACTTTCGCAAGTATATCCACAATTCATTCAGTTAGCGCAACTGATCCAACAAGGAGGGCTGGTAGGTGAAGTGGCTAAGCAAGCTTTTATGGGCGGTCAGGAATTGGTTACGCGGGTCCTCGAACAGTTCGATGTCCGCAACCCAGAAGAGATCGTTCCGAATCTCACCGCTCAAATGGCAGCGTTATCGCAAATGGGCGGCGGGCAGCCCATCCAGCCTATGGCTGGACTCGGCGCAGGTGGAAACGCTCAGGGATCTGGTTCGCCACAAGGGATGGGAGGCTTTTAGGGAACTCGTAGAACTCCGCGTAGACTACGAGACACAACAGCTCTGTAAGGTCCAGCCCCAGGACCAGACCAACTATCGACGGGGCGTCATAGACGCGTATGCCACGGTCTTTGGACTAGTCGATCAAACCCTGGAGGAGATAGACAAGTATCATGCCAGACAACGAACCCGCGACGAACGCGACCGAGACCGAGGGCCAAACCTCGCAAGTCTCTGGGGCAGCCCCCACTACTACGACGACTTCGTCGGAGGCTGAAACCGAAGCCAGGAACATCCGGTCAGCCGACAAGTGGCGCTACCCAGACGACTACCCCGTAACCTGGCTCCGAGGCCGCACGGCAGACGAGGCCGGACAGTTGTTCAACCAGATGTACGGTCAGTCCATGACCGCCAGTTACCAGCAGCCCCAACAGGCTCCGCCGCAACCGCAGCAGACCTACGGAGGCCAGAACCAGTACCCTCAGCAGCCCCAGCAACCGCAGGACCCCACGGACGAGGACTGGCTCAACGACCCCAGGAACGCCACAACTCGTTACGTGACAGGGCTTTACGAGAAACAGCTCAACCCGCAACTCCAGCAGATGTACCAGATGAACGCCCAGATGGCCCGTGAGACGATCCGTCAAGCCGAGCACGAGATGTTCGATTCCTACGGCCCCGAGATCGACCAACTGATCGGCCAGATGGCCATCGAGCAGCGTACACCGGACAACATCCGGTTGGCCGTCCAGGTCGTGCGCGGCCGTCACGTGGACGAGATAGCCGACAAGCGGGCCAGGGCCAAGCTCGAACAAATGCAAGAACAGTTCGGCATGCGGGCCGATGGTGGCGTAACCCCTTCTCCCACTGGCGTTTCCGCACGCGATGGTGTAGATTTCGATATAAGCAAGTTGCCTGAGAACTACCAGACCATCTTGCGCAAGAACAACGTAACCGCAGACACGCTGCGGACGTTCCTCCAGCAGACCGAATGCAATCCAAGGGGGATCACCCTGAAACAAGCCTTTGACGAGTGGATGGAAGCAGCCACCAAGGGCGACTACGTCATGCCAGGGGAGGTGTTCCGTGGCTAAGCACAAAGTCTACATCGAGGTCGAAGACCGCAGCCCCTTCGGTGAAAGCGTAGACCCTCGCGTCTTCGAGGATGTCGAACACACGTCCAACTACATCCCAGGTTATTCCGACAAGATTTCGGCTAATGACCGGCGCAAACAAAACCATGAGCCAATCGAACCTCTAACACACCGTTTCCACTGGGCACGCTGCAAGGATGTCAGAAACGTAGACGCCGACGACGGCAGACGGGTCCAGCACTGGAAGCAGAAACGATACCAAGTAGCCAACTACGATGATGTCATCGCTCAGGGCTACAACCTCAAGGAGAACGACGCCATCTGGAAGGACCCTGACGGCAGGGCTCGCTGGGGTGAGCACGTTCTCATGATAGCTTCTGCAGAGGTCGCAGCCGCGCACTACAAGAAGGTACAGGACGAGGCTGACGAACTCCAAAAGGAGCCGGAATACATGATGGAAAACGCGGTAGAGCGCTTCAATCGCTCGAAGGCCGCAAAGCGTACCGGCATGAGAGCCGGTGCATTCACCGAGGTAGAAGAACAGTAACACCTCAAACGGACGCTAGAGCGCCCGTCACATAACCCTCACGATAGGGACCAACCCAATTTAGGAGACAGCATAGCATGGCCTTTCCAAATGGCTGGAGCTATGTCAAAGGTCCCATCAAGTATGTGCGGTCCAATGTTTCAAGTATCTGCACCGTCAAGGCACGTAACCCCGTTACGCTTGACGCGGGCAGGAGAGTAATTGAAGCGGCTTCGGACACCACAGGAATCTACGGCATAGCATCGCACGATGCTGCAGACTCGATCTATCCCGGCGTGATGCTGGTTGAGGTCCCACAGGCCGAGACCATCTACGCCATCAAGGTCGGCACGGGTGCTGCAGCTTCAGAACTCAGTATTGGTCAGAGTATCGGCCTCGAAAAGAGCGGCAATTACATCATCGGTGACGAGGACTCGGGAACCTCGCCTTTGGTGACGATTGTCCCGCGTGACGACGGCACGACCCTCGACAGTGCTGATTCTACAGTATTCGTCCACATCCTTGGCGACCACCTTGGAGTATTCGGCTCCAACGCCAGCAGCAGCGCCTTCGCTCAACTATAAGGGGACTTGAACAATGACTGTTAACAGAGCACAGTTCCTGTCCCTGCTTGAGCCCAAGCTGCGGAAAGTCTACAACGACATTCAGTTGACCCGCAGACCGACGATCTACACCCAGTTCTTTGGTGAGATCCTGAGTTCCAAGAAGGCGACAGAAACAGTATACGAGAGAGCAGGTATCGGGGACTTCGCACTCAAGGCAGAGGGCGGAGCCGTAACCTACACCGACCCCATCGACGGGACCGAACTGACGAGTTCCCATGTTCGTAGGTCCAACGGTTACAAGATCACCCAAGAGATGCTCGACCACGACCAGTATGCAGAGATCGTCAAGCTCGAAACCGACCTGCAGATCGCTGGCGACGAGGACCTCGAAGTGGCTGGACACCTGATTCTCAACAATGGCTTCACCGGCACCGCCAATGCCGCATACGGCTACGCCGGTACGTGCTTCGACGGCTTGCCCCTCTTCTCTGGAGCACACACCCGCCTTGACGGCGGTGCAACCCAGCGCAACACGCCCTCCACCCAAGCGGACCTCTCGTGGGCCTCGCTGGCTGACGGTCTCATCCAGTTCGAGTTGTGGGTAGACCACCGTGGGCGTAAGATCCGTGAGATGCCCTCCAAGGTCGCCGTTCACCCGAGCGACCGACTGACGTTGAAGGAGCTGCTTGGCTCCTCGCAGAAGCCTGGAACGGCAAACAACGAGATCAATGCGCTGTACGGCGAACTCTCGATGGAGAACGCAATCGTTACTCCGTACATCACCGATACGGATTCATGGTTCATCATGAGCGCTAACCCCGGCACCGTCTGGTACTGGGACGTGCAGCCCCGTACCGCGATGGAGGACGACTTCGACCTTGAGATCATCAAGCGCAAGCGCGTTCATGGCTTTTCACTCAGACCTGCGCGATGGTTCGGCTGTTACGGCACATCGGGCACAGCGTAAGGGGGTAGAAAATGGCCGATAATCTGAACACGGTCTATCTATCGACCCCCGGCGTGGGCACGGTCAACCAGACCAGTGCTGCGTCCACATCATTCTCTGATGTGTCCGTGGTCAACAACGTGATCGCTAGCGGTATTAGTGCTGCTACGGGTCAGTTCAGCTCGACGCTGTCGGTTGCTGGAGCGACCAAGGCCGCGCACGTAGCATGTGCCGGTGTCACTTCCAGCTCCGGTATAACTGTCACGGCCACCATCCCGTTCTCAATTTTGACACGGGTAAACGAGAACGACCTTTCCATCGGTCAGCTCGTCCTCGTGCAGCGAGCTAGTGGGCTTTCACTCATCTACTCAAGCGGTGCTAGCATTTACGAACTGTGCGAGTCCGTCGTGAGTGCGGCACAGCCCACAACGTAATGAACCTTAATGGGGGCGCTTCGGTGCCCCCAGAGGTTACTAAATGCTATATAGTAAGAGGATCGTACTCTTCGACGGTACGAGCGCAAACTCGGCTGACTTCATCTCTGATGATGTGTACGTGGGTGACTACGACCACATCGCAATCTCGATCCAGACGAGTGATGCAGCGGCCAGCCGGTTGACCTTGGAAAGCTCGTTTGAGGACGGCTTCGCAGCCTCGCTGACCACACGTTCGGTCGTGACTACGATCACGTCGCCGGGAGTATACACGATAGAACCGGGCTTGCGCTGGCTCAGGGCCAACC